TTTATGTATTGGTGTCATCAATTCACCAAAATTTTCACGTGTCATTGTAGGCATATAAATCACTCCTCTATATATCAATATTTGTAACAATATATAAAGTCTAATTGCTATTTGATTTTTGTAGATTTATACTTTTCATAGTCTTTGATACTATTCATATCACGGAAAGCTACATATTCTTCTATACTCATACCAGCCATTGCAGCAATTCCTTTTTCCTCATCAGTTAAATTCAATTTAACATTAGACTTGCTATTCGTACCAGTATTATCATTATAATTACCAAGTATTTCTTTTCTAGCATGATTATTTTGTAACTTAGCTTCTACTTTACGTTCTATTTCAGTTTTAGTATTCTTAGACTTAGGTTGATTGTATGTTACAGCATAATAGCTCTGTTCAAGAGATAATCCTTTATCAACTAACTCTTTTATTTCATCACTAAACTCTGTAATATCCTCAAACCCAACTTCTCTACTCTTTTTGTTTAACTCATTTTCAAACTTAACATTTGCTAGCTCTTTTGCTAAGTCAGAATTATCAGTTTTCTTTTTATCTATTGCTGTAGCTATAGTTTTGGCTATAGTTTCATCAATACCACTTTCAATTAACTCATCAAGAGTAGATTTTTCAGGAGTTGTATTTGCTTCCTCTAAAGCTTTTATTCTAGCTTCAAGTTCTTTATTTTTCCTCTCTGCTTCTTTCCTAGCTTTTCTTTCTGCATTAACTCCCCTTTTTAAACTTTCTTTTTCTTCATCTGTCACCTTAGTGTTATTTTCTGTCTCAATTTCTGTGTTTTCTATTCCATCATTTTCTTCATTATCCACATCAGGTAAAACAATTTCATCTGTTGTATTGTTTAAATCGATTGTTTCTAATTCGATTCCATCTAGTTCTTTATCCATGATGACTCCTTTCCATTTTTAGCCAGGTTATGTCCTCTTATGATTTTTAGCCAGGTTTTCTCCTCTAATATATAAATTAAAAAATTAATAACTATACCTTATGGGTTCTAATATGAGAATTTAGCCCTAATTTACTTTTACAGCTCATTCCACATTCAGGACATATAAATTCTTTATCTTGGCATTTTTCTGTTGCTGTGTCGATTTTCAACTCATCTATTGCAATATTTATTATCTCCCAAGTTTGTCCTTTTTGTTTTAAAAATAAAATCATATGTTTTTGACAGTTTGGACATATTCTTTTAGAGTAATGTTTTATAGCATTACCATAAAACCCATGTTCATTAATTCTATTCATAGTAGTTAAATCATTTAATGTAAATTGATAACCACACTCACATTTAGTAGTACTTTTAAGATCTAAATTACTTATGTCTATCATATTTTACACTCCTTTCATGTAACTTGTTGCAACATTGCCATTAGATATCAATCCCTCAATATTTGCATTTTGTTGCAATTCAATCATCTTCTCTCGAGTTTCTGAATTTATTAAACCTATTTCTTGTTGTTCTAATTCAGTCTCAGGATATTCTTGAATATTCATTCCTAACTGTTTTATCATATAATTTCTATATTCACGTTTACTTAAAGCCTTATCTACATACATTTGTCTAACTATTGAATATCTATAAGCTCGATTATTTGGCAACCCTGCTCCTACACTAATATCTAAATCATATTGTATTTTTCTTGTTTCATTGTCAACTTGCATATATTTATATTCTTCAGCATCTAATTCTTGAATATCTTTATCAGGGTTTCTTTTTTGCCAATTCTTTTTATATTCTTCTCTATAATCTGTATCCGCTTCAATCATAACAGGAATATGATTTAACACCTCAGGATTAAATTCAGAAAAAGTATCTTCTCCTTTATCACCTATAATTCTAAACAACATTGTGGTATTCCAATTCAACAATGCTAACTCTAAACAATATTCAAAAACATCAGATAACGTTTCTTGCAACAAACCTTTCTTATGGTCTATCATTGCATTACCACTATTTTGAAGAGCTAAACTTTCAGTTGCTGTATCTACACCACTTTGTTGTTTGCCTATCATCTGATCTGTAAATCTTGTAACAACTTGTCTATCATTATTCATTAACTCAATTCTTTTATTTATAATATATTGTGGAATTGATGGTGGCGTAAGCCATCTAAATCCATTGATATCATTTGTTGGGATAGCTTGTCCAGGTTCATTGGTAACTTTACTAACATCAATACCAGAACTATTAGAAACAAGTGCCATTGGGTTACCTGTAAGCCTACTATTTCTTAATAAATTATCATCTAAATCATCAATTTGGTCAGATATTCCTAATATCAATTCTGCTGTACCTTTTCCCCATATTGTATTTTCTCTATACATATCAGGTGTCAAAAAATATGGAAAATTTGAATTTGGAAATAATTTTAATGGTATTTCATCATTTTTATTGTGTTCTTTTAGTTTCTTTTTTGTATCCCTTAAAACAACGCCATCTCCTGACATTTCAACTAACCTTAATCGTCTTTCTCCATTTTCTTTATACTTAGTCCATATCATTAAATGTACATATTGTTCTTCCTCATTCTCAATCAATGTATCCCCAATTGGATCTAAATTAGGTATAATAGCATCTGCTATTTCTTCACCATATTCACATTTGGCACTATATATTGACTTATTTTTACTCTCTATTATGTATTGTGCCTCTTGAATATTATATATATCTGTAATAGCTGGGTCTATAAATATTCTACTAGGATGTATTGGAACTATATCAGGTATCCCTTTTCCATCTAATTTATCAAAATTCCATAATACTTTGAATATCCCTGTTCCAAACATATCACGTCTACGCTCATGAACTTCTATCTTCCTAAACATTTTATTTCTTTGTTTAATAAAATCAACTATAGTTCTAGCCATATCACAAAATGGTTTGTCTCCTGGCTCTCTTGGATTTACTTGAACTGAGATATTTTGGTCACATAATAAAGCAGTTCTTCCCTCAACATTGCTATTAGTTATATTTGTATTAGGAGCTGTTTGATCATCATCATACTCAAAATCGCCCTCCCAATATCTTTCTACATCTTTCCATTTATCAACTACACCCAAGTTCTTTTTATCTTGATATGCTCTTCTATACCATACAAGAAATTGTTCAGCTTCTTTTATCTCAGTATCACTCATTAACACATCTCTTTTGGCTCTTTTTTCCTTTACCATCTCGTTATAGGTACTTTCCTCCATTTAATTACTCCTCCTTTTTTAGCTCAATGCCTTTATGAGGCTTTTGAGGTTCGTATAACCCATTTTTATTTTTATACATATCATATCCACGATTACCATATGAATTATCATAATTTGATGTTTTTATACTAGTATGTATTCTTTTATTTTTAACTAAATTTTCGTTTTTTTGTTCTTTTTTATTTTTATATAAATACATAAGAAATATAGTATTTATAGCTGTAACAGTATAAAGTATTAATAACAATATAAATATTAAATAAATCATCTTAATTTCTTCTCCTTTTCATCATAGACTTAGTTACATTCACTTTAATTGGTGCATCAATATTTTTATATCCTAAATCTTCTAATTCTGTTTCTGTATAATATCCATCAGGCAATTTCTTTTTTTGTCTCATTGGAATTTGCCACATTGTACATATATATCTTAAGCTATCAGGTGCATGAGTTAATTCATGGGGTTGTACAGCAACATCATTTGGATTTTTCTCATCATGTTGTACAGCTGGTAAAGTCCTTATCAGATTTACACAATTTGAAAATATTTTTAACTTTGATGTTTTTTGTCCTTGCTCATCTGTAATTATTTTTAACCATTCATGTACTGCAAGCCAACCTGTAACTCTATTATTATCTGCTTTTGTTAAAAATTGTCCATTTTCTGCAAATATATTTGCTGTAGATTTTCCAGTATCTTTGTTTCTATTCCATAAATCAGGAGGTGCATAATCTATAACTATATCTTCATCTGTCATCTCATTTATTTTCTTTGCAGCCTCTGATACTATTAAATTACTTTCATATAATTCTTTATAAATGTACATGTTCATATTCCAATCCATAGCAACCCAATATGTAGCACACATGTCAAGTCCATAATCTCTAGTCCTATACCTTTTCCAATCTTTTGGAATAACAAATGGTTTACAAACATGTATATTTCTATCGAATTCAGTAAAGAATTGACCATCAAAAATATCCCAATTTCCAAACTTCAAAGCTTGTCTTTCCTTTTCAGGTAAATTGTCTAATCTATCAACATAATCAGGGTCACTTTGCAATAAAAATATATTATCTTGTACTAAACTAGGTATAAATATTCTTGTAACACCTTTTCCTTTTTCATTTTTACAATTATGTACTACATTAGGCTCTCCAATATCAATAAATCTTGATTTTACCCAAGCATGTCCAATTCCGCCGTGGATTAGTAGAACTCTTTATCCCTTTTGGGAAATTGTTAGCTCCACGGCATCTTGATATCATATACACATACATGTATTCAGTAAAATGTGTTAACTCATCGAAGCGGATAACATCATATTCTGCTGACTGATATTGATAAACATCACTTTCTTTATCTATATAACCAAAATCTATAATACTCCCATTCTTAAATCTCCATATATGTTTACTTGAATTATACACAGCAACATCTTGTGGAAAAAAAGATAGGCTAACTCTTATCAATGACTTTTCTAAGTCTGCAAATGTTCTACGAAAAATTATTTGTTTTGACTTAGGATATTCTAATGCATATAATAAACTATCAACTAATTGCCCATAACTTTTTCCTCCTCCTGCTGCACCACCAAATAATGTTTCAAATGCTTCTGAATTTATAAACAAATTTTGTTTTTCTGTTATATCTATATCCAATTAGTATTCTCCTTATTTTTTTATATTAATATTCACCTCAAAAGGTTTATCTTGATTAACTTCAACTGTCTCTTTTGGCTTTTCTCCAATTGTGTCTCGTATAATTTCAAATGCTTTTGTATTTCCATCTAAAGCCTGTTTAATTAATGCTAAACTTACTTTTTCATTATAGCTCTTAGACTCTAATAAAAGCACCAACTCTTCTTTCAAGGTTTTTCTTTGTCTTCTTGCTTCTCCTGATTTTATTCCACCTTGTTTTCCACGTTTCCTTGCTTCTTCCTTGGTTCGTACTGGCTTCAGATTATCTGTATTAACCATTTTTATCACCTGCATTTCATTTTTTTCTAAATAATATGAAAAAAAGTTACTTTAGTAGCAACCTCTTTCCAAACACACAAAAATCATCGAAGCAATTTTACTTTCGCTATATTGCTAACTATTTATATTATATCATAGAAAATACCCCTATTTTTCCTTATTTTTTCCTTAATTTTAATAAAAAAGAAAGTATTACTATATCAAATACTTCCCCACTCTTGAGCTAAATAATATAAACTTTTGTTATAAACATTATAATATGTATTCTTATCTATGTTATACATTGTTTTACAATATAACCAATTACAACCGTTCTTTAAATATTAAATCATATATTTTTTTATCTTCATCATTTAATCTATTATATGAATGTTCTACATAATAAATTCGCTCTTCTAAATATAATAATCTTCTTGTAGAAATTTTAGTATTTTGTTTTAATCCCTCCAGTTTGTGTTTATTATAGTTATATTGTCTTATTTCTCTTTCCATAAACTTTTTAGTTTCTCTGGTCATCTTACAACTCATTATAATTGTTTCACCTCGTTCAATAAATTTTATATCTTTTGTTCTCTTCATGTTCGATTCAATAAAACTAATTCTTTTATTTTTAACATTTTTTATCATCTCTTAATAATTCTTGTAATTCATCTCGATGACCTACTGTTAAATAATCATATTTAGTTGCATTATTATATGTTATATTACTTTTTCTTATAAACTCGTATATTTTACTCACTTTCTAATATTTGTAAACTATTTTCAAAAGGTTTTAAATCATTATATTTTATTAATATTTTTACTAATTCATCTGATATTTCACTTCCAACTACAATAGAAAAAGGTATATCAAAAATATGAAATCTATCTTTTTCTATGTGTTGCGCATTATCTTGTCTATGTTCTTTTAACCAATTTTTATCTTCTTCATCTAATTTATGTCCAATTCTATCTTCAAATTGAAATATTGTTAAATTTCCAAATCTTATATTCATTATTTATCCTCCAATTTTTCTAAACTTTCTTTAAAATCAATATAATACTCGCATTCTTCACATTTATTATTACAATGTACATACGTTGTATAAACTAATGGACATATAGTATATCCTTCTTCTTCTGCTAATGCATCTCTTAACCATTGTTCCATCTCTTTTACCCCTCAACTTCATATTCTACCTGTTCAAATTGTTCTTTTGTTTTAAATCCTTTTACATCGATAATTTCATATGTTCCATCAGCATTAAATACAATAAAATCTGCATAATATTTCAATTCTGGTGCTAATATGAATGGTGACTGCAAACAAAATCCTTTTATTTCTTTTGCTTGTAATCTCATTTTTAGCTCTATGTAATAATTCGCTTCTTTTTGACTGTCAAATGTATGTCCATCAATAGTTATCTTCTTAGCTCCATATTTATTCTTTTTAGGCTTTCTCTGATATTCTTGATATTGTTCTATGCTCCAGTGTTCTTGCATTATATTTTTATCCTTTCCTGCTCTCCAAAATTGTATTTAAGGCTTTTTTGTTCTTCTATGTATTTACATATTGTTACACCTCTAAAATTAACTAATTCTAGTCTATTACAACCGTGTACATAGATTATTTTTTATTGCTTCTTTGCATATTCCGTTCTAGTTTTGGATATTTCATAATTTATTCAAAATCCCCTCTTGTGCTTTTAAATCTATTAATGTCGAAACACTCCACATTGCAGGTACCATCTGTTCATTTTCAATCTCTTTTATTGCATTATTTTTATTGATTTCTATTTGTTTTCTTATTTCTTCTAATCTTCTTTTTTTATCTTGATCTACTGCTAACATACTTTTAACTCCTTTCTCGCTCTTTGTATTCTATGTTGTTCTTTGTCATACAATCTTCTACACTCAATACAATAACTATCTATATTTTCATACACTTTGTTATTTACTTTATGCTTGTACTTTCTGTACTTATCTTCACTCTTTATCTCTCCACACATTGTGCACATTTTCATTAGTTGTCCTCCTTAAAATTAGAGTGAATAACTATATTATCAAATCCAATTCCATTTTCTTCTAATTCTTTAATACAATCATCTAAACTCAAATGTCCAGTTTTAAAACATTCAAGATTATTCCATATTCTTCCCATCACCTCTGGTAACCTTTTCTTACCAAAACCACATACATATCTCAATGTATATGCTACAGTTATGCTATAAACATTCAAATAATCCTCAATCCACTTTTTAGACTCTTCTGAGCACCTATCAATCATTTCTTGATAAACTTCATTTATCCACTTTCTTAATTTTTTAGGATCATCAAAAATTTTTGTTAATTGCTTTTCTTGCCTTTTCTATTTCTTCTGTACAATTTGGACCTTTTAGACATATACATCTTCCTCCTATTTTGGTAAAAGGAATCATATATTCCACCAATGTAGACATATTTGCTAAAGCTCTAGTTACTACAAAATCAAATTTTTCTCTATAATTGCTGTTTCTTCCAATTTCCTCGGCTCTGCCATGAACAGTTTCACATTTTATATCAAGCCTTTCACAAAGCTGATTCAAAAAAACAATACGCTTGTTAAGGCTGTCAAGAAGAGTAAGCTTTATGTCAGGACGAAATATTTTTACCGGCACTGACGGAAATCCGGCGCCTGTTCCCACATCAATCATAGAAGCGCCCTTTGGAATCTCTGCATATTTCAAAAGCACAATACTGTCTGCAAAATGCTTTATCCAAACATCTTCCTTTTCGGTGATAGCCGTAAGATTTACCTTTTCATTATATTCTATCAAAAAATTATAGTTTATACTTTTTTTTCTTAAAAAAGTGTAAATAAATTGATAATTATTATATGGAAACTATTATATGTGGTTATATAATAAAGAAGAGTAGCATAAAACATATTGCAGGATTATTGATAATAGAACTTGCTATTGTGGAATTTATAATATTTAACAATTATATCAAAAAGAAAGGCTATGAATTAGAAAAATTAGAATTAATTTTATTTGAAATACCTATTGTTATATTGATTTTTAGAAGATTCATTAGTACAGTTGTTGAAGTAGAAATAAAAGGCATAGAATTTTTTAATTATTTTCTCTCATATTTATTAGAGCTTATAACAATAAGTACAGTTATTTTATTAGGATATTATTATTTAGTGAGAACAGTAAAAATAAAGCAAC